CGAGCGGATCAACGACCGTGGCGTGTTGGTGGACGTGCCCTTGTGCAGCGCCGCCATCAAGTTTGCCAGCGATGAGTTGGCCGAGATTCAAGAAATCGTGGCCGAAGTGACTGAAGGCGCAATCACCAGCGTCCGGTCACCTAAGATGCGCCAGTGGGTGATCGACCGCGTAGGACCACAGGCTTTGAAGCTCATGGAAACCTTTAAGGACGGCGAGAAGAAATATTCAATTGACAAAACTGTGCGGGCGAATTTGCTTGCGATGGAGAATCCAGATGAGATACCGCCCGCTGTTGCCGAGGTCATCCAATGCGCGGACGACCTATGGGCGTCTTCGGTTGCGAAGTTTAGCCGCCTTGCATCTCTTGCAGACGTCGAAGATCACAGGGTACGCGGAGCCTTTGTATTCGCTGGAGGGTCAGCTACAGGCAGAGCTTCAAGCTACGGAGCCCAGGTTCATAATTTCACTCGCAAGTGCGCCAAATCGCCCGAAGACGTTAGAACTGCAATGGTCAGAGGCCATTCAATTGTTCCTCAATTTGGAAAGCGCGTTACAGATGTCCTCAAAGGAATGCTCCGGCCTGCACTGATACCGGCCAAGGGTAAGTCCCTAGTCGTGGCCGATTGGTCGTCCATCGAAGCCCGCGCCAACCCATGGCTGTCCAACTGCCCCGCAGGCGAGCGCAAGCTGGCCATCTTTGCCAACGGCGAGGACGTGTACAAGGTCAACGCGTCTGCCACCTTTGGCGTGGCCGTGGGCGACGTGGACGACCAGCAGCGCCAGATCGGCAAGGTTCAAGAGTTGGCCTGCGGCTTTGCCGGTGGCATTGGTGCCTTTGCGGCCATGGGTCGAGCTTACGGCGTGAACTTGCCTGAGTCCGATGCCAAGCGCATGGTAGACGCATGGCGCAGAGCCAACCCGTGGTCGGTGCCGTACTGGCAGAGCTTGGAGGAAGCCTACACCCGCGCCATGAGAAACAAAGGCCATGAATTCAGCGTGGGGCGGGTTACCTATCTATATGACGGCCAGCATCTCTGGTACGCTCTGCCCTCCGGTCGCGTTCTGTGCTACCCGTACGCACGACTCGAAACCGATGGTGTAACCTACGCCAAGGCCGCTTGGAAACCGGCAGCAGATGCAACCGAATGGCCACGCGCAAGGCTTTGGAAAGGGTTGGCGTGTGAGAATATCACCCAAGCCACCGCCAACGATTTGCTGCGTCACTCACTGCGCCAGCTTGATGACGTGGTCTTGCATGTGCATGACGAGATAGTGTTAGAAACCGACCGGCCAGAAGAGATGGCCGAAGAACTGAAACGTGTGATGTGTACGCCGCCCGAGTGGGCTAAGGGCTTGCCCCTTGGCGCAGAGGTGGCAATCATGTTGCGATACGGCAAATAAAAAGCCCGCTGGCAGGCGGGCTTGAACGGGAGCAATAACTTGGAATTTCTGGACTTTATCACAAATCTCGCACCGACTGGCGAGACAGCACTTATTGTGCATCAAAAACCACAACTCAAAGACGGCCAAATCCAGTTACATGCTGACGGCGCAGTCAAGTGCACATGGCCAGCGCACCTGCCCACCAAGGGCACCAAGGCTGGCCAAGCGTGGTACGCCAACACCGCCAGCTTTGTCGTTGACCGCTTCACCGATGGCCGTGTGTCAGCCAGCGCAGCCAATTGCGAGTACATCCTTGTGATGATGCTCGACGACATCGGCACCAAATCCAAAGTGCCGCCCATCGCCCCGACGTGGATCATGGAGACATCCGAAGGGTCGTTTCAATGGGGCTATGCTTTCGTTGACCAACCGACCAAAGCCGAGTTCAGCGCGGCCATTCGCGCCATTGCCGACGCAGGCTATACAGACCCTGGGGCGTGTAATCCGGTTCGCAATTTCAGACTGCCTAGCTCGGTCAACTTGAAACCCGACCGCAACAATTTCGCGTCGCGCTTGGTCGAGTTCCACCCAGAACGCGAGTTCACCTTACAACAAATATGTGATGCCCTTGGTGTCGTGCCGGTCGAGGCCGATTCACTCACCCTACGCCCAATCCGCTTGTCTGATGATGGCGCGGACGATGTCATGGCGTGGCTGTCCGAGCAGGGTCTGCTGCTGTCCAGACCCAACGGCGAAGGCTGGGCAGGTGTCATCTGTCCCAACGGCGCAGAGCACACCGACGGCAACCCCGAAGGCCGGTACATGCCCGCCAACCGCGCCTACTGTTGCCTGCACTCGCACTGCGTGGACTTTGACTCCCGCATGTTCCTGCAATGGGTGGCCGACAATGATGGACCCAGCCACACGCCTGGCCTTCGCGAAGAACTACTCGCGCAGGCGATGGACTCGGCGCTGTCCAAACTGACCCCTACAGCGCAGTACCCCAACGAAGCCGCGCGGGTGATCGCCGAGGTCGAGCGCAAAGAGCTTGGCCGAATTGAGAAGGCCGAATGGTTTGAGCGGTTTGCATACATACAGACCGATGACGGGTACTTCGACATGCAAGACCGACGCGAATTGTCCCGCAATACTTTCAACGCCCTGTTCCGGCATATCGACTGCAAGTCAGTTCACAATGCAAAACGCCGCGTTGAAGCGGCCACATCGTTTGATGAGCTACGCCAAGCCAAGGGAGCCAAGGCTTTAATTGGTGTCACCTACGCCGCCGGTGAGTCGGTATTGGTCGCCCGTGACGGCATGGTCTACGGCAATCGTTGGCGCGATGCTCGCCCCAAAGCCGCAGCTGGTGATGTCAGCCAATGGCTGACGCATGTCGAGCGCATGGTGCCTGAGAAGTTTGAGCGTGAGCATCTACTCAACGCGCTGGCGCATAAAGTGCAGTTTCCCACCCATAAGATCAACCACGCCATATTGATGGGCGGCAACCATGGGTCAGGCAAGGACACCCTTTTCGCCCCTTTCTTCTGGGCGATCGGTGGCAGAGCCAAGGTCAATTGCAGCATGGTTAAAAACGAAGATCTGACCTCCCAGTGGGGCTACGGGCTTGAATGCGAAGTCATGGAAATCGCCGAGCTACGCCAAGCAGAGGCCAAAGACCGCCGCGCATTGGAAAACCACTTAAAGCCCATCATCGCAGCGCCCCCTGAATACCTGATGGTCAACCGCAAAGGCTTGCACCCCTACTACGCCCTAAACCGCGTGTTTGTCGTTGCATTCAGTAACGAGCGCGTGGCCATTTCGATACCCTCAGAGGATCGCCGGTGGTTTGTGATCTGGGCAGAGGCGTCTAAACTACCAGAGGCTCAAGCGGTGAGCTTGTGGAATTGGTATCAACACCGAGGCGGCTTTGAGGCCGTCGCCCATTACTTGCACACTCGTGATGTGTCGGCCTGGAACCCGACCGCGCCTCCACCTATGACCGAGGCCAAGGCCATCATGGTCGAGCACGGCATGAGTACCGCTGAGTCGTTTTTAGTTGATCTTATGCGTCGTCGTGTCGGTGAATTCTCGCGCGGTGTGGTCGGTGGGCCTTTTCACGCGCTTTGCGACCGCTTGCAAGGCCAAGCCCCCGCAGGCACCAAGATCGTACAGGCCGCGCTTTTACATGCGCTCAAAGAGGCCGGATGGGTGGACATGGGCAGGCTTAAATCACGCGACTATGACAGCAAAAAGCATGTCTTTTGCGTCCGCGACATGGTGGACATGTCGAAGTCCGACCTGCGCCGGATGGTTGAGCAATAAAAAAAGCCCGCACAAGGCGGGCTGTTAAGTTTAGGCAACTGCTACAAACCGAGCAGCACGGCTAGTATAGCGGCAATAATGGCCGCGCAGATCACCGCCATGCGTCCACCAGTGCACCGGCGTCGTAAGCCGGTGCCGGTGCGGCAACAGTAAACAGACCCGCCCCCCGCTTGATGCGTCCCCATGCATCTTTGCGGTTTTGGTTGACCAGTTCGCCCCGTTTGACCGCGCCGTAAACTTGGTGCCGCGTGAACCCTTCGGCCTCAATTTCGGCCATGGTGCGCGGTATACCGCAAAAGTCAGCTAGGATCATAGAGTGCCTCGCTTTCGATCTGGTCAATTATTTTGACCGGCAGCAAACCCTGCACATCCACCGCGCCCAGATAGGCATTGACCAGTGTTGCGCGGGGCGGCTCGGTTTCATCGCCCCAATCGATTTCCAGATAGCATGTCAGTTCATCGCCGTTCGGGTGATCGAATATAAATTCTGTTTCACCGATACCTGGTGCCGGTGTCATACCGGCCATAAGGCATTGATCAAGTTCAGCCTGTAACTGATCGATTTTGTAGCGTAACTCGCTAAGCTCGCTACTATGGTAGGGTTTCAGCGCCTGCTCAAATATCGGATGCATGATCGACCTCCCACATGCTATCTTCGCCAACCGGCAGCAGGCAGGGCTCCGCGCGTAGCGCCTGCCAGTCCCACGCGGCCAAGTGTTTAGCATGGTTCGCGGCCTCATATGCGGCCACATACCCAGCAGTCGAGTCGCCCGACCAGTAAACCGGATAAAAGCGCTTCTCCGCGCCCTTAGACTTGACAACCTTATGCTTGCCGGTGCACTTAGCATGTGCGGCCATAATGTCGTTGCGGTCGTCGCGCACGATATAACGGGTTTTTCCCAATGTGATTGTTTTCATGGTTGCATACTCCAAAAGTAAAAAACAAAAGGCAGCGCGATAAAAAACGCAAAGCCCAGCGCGTCAAAAAATTCTCGTTTAGTCATAAGATCCCCAAAAAATGCCCGTCGTCGTCAAAAACCACCACGTAGAACCCGCGCGGGCTCCCGTGCACCTCATAACTCCACGCGTCGCGATCCTGCATGCCCAGCTCATCCGCGAGCGCTTGCGCGGCGGCTTTTGTTTTGTAGTAGGTCATATATTGCAACACCCACAGCACGGCGAGTCGATACAGCGCCCGCGTTTATTTTGAAAGTATTCGCGCCCGCCGATCTGAAACACATCGGATCGGTATTGACGCGCCGGTGTGGTAAACGTGAGCCCGTCGTCGTCGTCAGTGATCCACGCGCGGCGCGTGTCCGTGTCATATTGGATCTGGTCTCCCGGGCTGATCGGTGCGCCCGTGCGCGAGCACGTGCCCCTATATTTTGCAATCATGGTTTTAATAGTCATATACCACCCCATTGGCCATAATTTTGGTCAAATTAGCAGCCGGTAAACAGCGCACGGTGCCACCGTTTTCATTAGCTTTCCACGTGCCCGCAAAATCAACGGCCACTACCGCGCCCTCGACCGCCACCACGCGCCCTCTCGCGTCAGCGTCAATCTTATTGTGGCCGGTACGCGCCACCACGTGCCGCGCCAGCGCGACTTTGTCGCTGATATTAAACGTTAATTTTTGCATTTACTTTCCCTTAGTTGATTGACGCGAATATGCGCCCGCATGCGGCCGGTGTGGCCGCATACAGTCGAACATTACACCGCCGCAATAGCTATCACGCGCCGCGCATGTCCGGCCGCGTGATCGGCGATCACCACATCGCGGGCTTGAATCGATGTGCCCGCGCACAATGTGCATTTCGCGCATGTGGAGCGGCGCAAACCCTCCGCGCTGGCCGGGCATGTTGTCTCGCCGGTTTGCTTGTCTACACCGATCGACACGCGAAAAACGCGCATACCTAATAGGTTTGCGTGCGCCGCCTGGTCGATAGTATCGGCGCTGGCCATGACCAGCGGGCTCCACGCCGCCGCGTCAAAATCTGGCCGGTTCCACTGATGTGTATATCCACGGTGCCCGGCCGCGAATCGGATTATTTGATTCCACATGCCGACCGGCGCGGCGAATGGATCGCCGTAGGTACCGAGCCGGACAATTTTCCCTTGTAGGGCTTTTGCGATTGTGGCCGGATCCGCTTTGATGTATCGCCCGCGCTTGTATGCGTGATAAACCGATTGCACCGATTTACCAACCTGTACATAGCACGGCGCTGCGCCGGTTTTTTTGGCCAATACTGGCCGGTGTTCACAATCGCCGCATATGGCCACATCCGCGCCGGTTTGCAGCGCGGCCATGGGCGCGATATCGGAGCGGATAATAAAGGTTTGCACGATCGCGCCGGTTTTCGCGTTGGCGCTGCCGCTGCTGATTTTATTCACAATGACGACAATGGGCGCGCCGTCGATCATGGATGCGCCCTCATACGCGATATAGCCGAGAATTTTTGTCATGGTCTTACTTTCGTTTAGTTGAGTTTATTTTGTGGCCAGCGCTGGGCTGGCCGCGCTGGGTTTTAGATTTTGAATTCGATCCGCTCATGTAACCGATTCGCGAGGGCAAAATTTAATAACTCGGCGCGTGTGTTGCGCCCGCGTGTGCTGCGAATGAGTGTGGCCAGGCTGCGCGCTGCCATGCCGCGCAGATTTGATTCGTCAAGATAACCGATAATTTTAAGCAGTTCGCGGTTTTCAGATTTCGTCATAATTTACTTTCGTTTAGTGGATGCCGGTGCGATTTTGCGCCGGTGAATATAATGTAAGGGATTCTTTTGCAATTGTCAACCATTATTTTCTAGGTGTTTTCCCTATATTGTGGACAATGTGGGTGTGTGTGTGGATAGTGTGAAAACGTGCGGTTTGCCCACACTGTTTACGAGTGAAAAACCTATATTGTGGACAATGTGGACAATGGGTTTTTGTATTGTCTAGGAATTTATTGTAAGTTTAGCGTAAGTATATGGTTTGGCGAGCGACTGTGAAACGCTAAAACGTTGTCCACATTGCCCACATTGTCCACACGTACCCAAACCGCCCACATGTTAGTAGTCACTAACTTAGGTCAAATGGCCATGTTAGTGACTACTAACATCACCAAGTTAGTAACCACTAACATCACCAAGTTAGTAGCTACTCACTTAGCAAAATCATATAGTGAGTGACCACTAACTTGCAGATGTAAGTGAGTACTCACTAACCAGGCTGCTGTAAGTAAGTGCTTACTAACTTAGGGGGAGGGGTAGGGCCGACGGCATCGGGTCAACGGTGACGGAGGTTTCACGAACAATTTTTTTTATTTTTAAATTGCCCACATGACCCACAGTTTGGTATATTCCGATTGCTGGCGCACAGTAACTGAGTTGAATATTGCTCCTTCTTTAGAATTCTCAGAACTCCCTGCGCTAGCACCAACACGCATGGGGATTGATCTCGGGAGCACTCGGGGTAGCGCACAGTCTCCAGCCGTGTTGGGGCAGCGAAAGCTGCTGAGATGGAGACAATTCGTATCGGGCCATCTTGGATGCCATGCACCAACATCCATTACACTCCGCACATGACGTTCCACAGCCTACCTTTTGCACCGCGCAAGATTGTTGCAACCGAAGCGCGGTTAAACAAAATCTACGAAGCCGCCAAGCTCGGCTTGAAGGGCGACGCATTGGCGCTGGCCTCCGGCATGTTGCCGACCGAGTACCGGCAACTGTGTGAACTAGATCCAATAGCGGACATGGCGGCGTGTAAGGGCAAAGCCGACGGCGAGTTGGAAATGTCCCAGTGCTTGCACAAGGCAGCAACCGAAGGCGACGCAAAAGCGGCGCTGGCGATCCTGCAACACTCACACGGTTGGGTGGCCAAGCAGTCCATCAGCATCGATGTCGATCAGCGCATCAGCATCATTGGCGCGCTACGCCAAGCAGAGTCACGGGTTATTGATGTCATCGCCCATGAACCAAGCCCTACATTAAAAAACCTAAATGCAGAACACCATATACAGCGCTGAAGACGAACAGGAATTGATGGCCAGGCTTTGGAGTCCGGCGATCAAGGACAATCCGCTGGCGTTTGTGATGTTTGCGTTTCCTTGGGGTGTCAAGGGCACACCACTGGAAAACTTCCAAGGCCCGCGCCGCTGGCAGCGCGAGGTGCTGCTGGACATCGCCGAACACATCAAACTGAACCAAGGCAAGATGGATTTCGACGTATTGCAAGAAGCAATATCGTCTGGCCGTGGTATTGGTAAGTCGGCCTTGGTCAGTTGGGTCACAATTTGGATGGCGTCAACAAGGATTGGCTCAACGACCATCATTTCAGCTAACTCAGAGTCCCAGCTACGCTCAATCACCTGGGCGGAGATCACCAAATGGCTGGCCATGGCGATCAACAGCCACTGGTTTGAGGTCAGTGCCACCCGAGTGATGCCAGCCAAGTGGCTGACCGAACTGGTCGAGCGGGATTTGAAGAAGGGCACACGCTACTGGGGCGTTGAAGGCAGGCTCTGGTCAGCGGAAAACCCCGACGCGTACGCTGGTGTGCACAATTTCGACGGTGTTTTGGTAATTTTTGACGAAGCCAGTGGTATTGACGACTCAATTTGGGCGGTGACGGGTGGTTTTTTCACAGAAAACACGCCAAACCGCTTCTGGCTGGCGTTTAGCAACCCGCGCCGCAATACTGGGTACTTTTACGAAGCGTTTAACAGCAAAAGAGAGTTCTGGCGCACAAAAGTAGTGGACGCCCGCACGGTCGAGGGCACCGACAAGCAGGTATATGAGCGGATCATCGCGGAATATGGGCCAGACTCGGCGCAGGCGCACGTCGAGGTGTACGGTCAGTTCCCCAACGCGGGCGATGACCAGTTCATCGGGGCTGACATCGTGGACGACGCAATGAAACGCACCAAGTACCAAGATCAGTCAGCGCCAATCGTGATCGGGGTAGACCCTGCACGGTTTGGAGCGGACGCAACGGTGATTGCGGTGCGGCAGGGTCGCGATATTGTGAAGATCATGCGGCACAGGGGCGACGACACCATGACGGTGGTAGGCCACGTGATCGAAGCGATTGAGGAATTCAAACCGACGCTGACAGTTATCGACGAAGGTGGCTTGGGCGCTGGTATTGTGGATCGGTTGAAGGAACAGCGGTACAAAATCAAGGGCGTGAACTTTGGGAATAAAGCCAAGAACCCTGTCATGTACGGCAACATGCGCGCGCAGATGTGGGGTGACATGCGCGATTGGCTCAAGACGGCGGCAATTCCAAACGACAGGTTCTTGAAGACGGACTTGATTTCGCCTATGATGAAGCCTGACTCAAGAGGCACGATCTTCTTGGAAAGCAAGAAGGACATGAAGTCGCGCGGGTTGGCGTCACCGGATGCCGCCGACGCAATTGCTGTTACATTTGCATTTCCTGTAGCACATCGGCAGTATGTTGAGCCAACCCGCCGCGTGAACGCGCAAGGCAGTGGAGTCAACGCATCATGGATGGGATCATGAAAAAAGTATCACTCAGTGTTGGACGCGGCGAGAAGCTGCCCACATCCAAGGGCGCTGGTTTGACTGCCAAAGGCCGCGAGAAGTACAATGCCGCAACGGGTTCTAACCTCAAAGCGCCAGCCCCCAACCCTAAGACCAAAGCAGACCAAGGCCGCAAGGATTCATTTTGTGCAAGAATGGGCGCTGTAGCGGCCAACGCCAAAGACGGCGAACGCGCTAAAGCAGCTCTTAAAAGATGGAAGTGTTGACATGGCTACCAAACCTGGACTCTATGCAAACATTCACGCAAAACAAGCGCGTATCAAAGCGGGCTCCGGCGAGAAGATGAACAAGGTTGGCTCTAAGGCAGCGCCTACGGCCAAAGATTTCAAAGACTCAGCTAAAACTGCGAAGAAGAAATAATGCCACTCGTCAAATCAAAATCTCCAGAAGCCTTTCGCAAAAACATCAAGGCCGAAGTTGCCGCCGGTAAGCCGGTCAAGCAAGCTGTAGCCGTCGCTTACGCTGTCAAGCGCGAAGCAGAAAAGAAGAAGAAATAATGGCAGATTACACAGGCATCGCCGCAGCCGGTGCTGTGGCCAACGGCGGCAAGCAAAAGGGCTCAGAGTCTAATGTCTTGGCGACGGCCCGCTCGCGTTTAGACATGGCCATCGGCGCGCTGTCTGAATCCCGTGAAGATGAGATTGACGATTTAAAGTTCTACGCTGGCTCACCCGACAATCGCTGGCAGTGGCCTGCGGACGTGTTGGCTACCCGTGGATCTGTGCAGGGTCAGACAATCAACGCCAGACCGTGCCTGACGATCAATAAGTTACCCCAGCACGTCAGACAGGTGACCAATGACCAAAGGCAGAACCGCCCAAGTGGCAAAGTTATTCCAGCCGACGACCACGCAGACATTGAAGTTGCCGACATCTTCAACGGCATGGTCAGGCACATCGAATACATCAGCGATGCTGACGTCGCGTACGACACAGCCTGTGAAAACCAAGTTTCCTACGGCGAAGGTTACATCCGCATCCTGACCGAATACTGCGACGAAAACACGTTTGACCAAGACATCAAGATTGGCCGTGTACGCAACTCATTCAGCGTCTACATGGACCCAACGATCCAAGACCCGACCGGCGCAGACGCCAAGTGGTGCTTTATTACTGAAGACGTCACCAAGGACGAATACCAGCGGATGTATCCAGACTCTGCGCCCATCACCACCTTGCAAACGCTGGGTGTGGGCGACCAAAATTTGAGCCAATGGCTCACCGAAGACACTATCCGCGTCGCTGACTACTACTACGTAGACTACGACAGAGCAACGCTTAACATGTACCCTGGAAACGTGACCGCATTTGAAGGCACCCCAGAGGACAAACAACTGAAAGCAATTTATGGCAAACCTAAAAAATCTCGTGAATCTGATCGTGTCAAAATTAAATACTGCAAGATTAACGGCTATGAAATTCTTGAAGAACGCGATTGGGCGGGGAAATACATCCCCGTAGTCCGCATTGTTGGCAATGAGTTTGAAGTCGATGGCCGGTTGTATGTGTCTGGCCTTGTGCGTAACGCCAAGGATGCCCAGCGCATGTACAACTACTGGGTAAGCCAAGAAGCAGAGATGCTGGCCTTGGCACCGAAAGCGCCGTTTATTGGTTACGGTGGCCAGTTTGAAGGGTACGAGACTCAGTGGAAGACTGCCAACACGACCAATTGGCCGTATTTGGAGGTCAACCCAGACGTGACCGACGGCCAAGGTGCTGTCCTGCCATTGCCTGCCCGTGCCCAGCCACCAATGGCTTCCAGTGGTTTGTTGCAAGCCAAAGCCGGTGCATCTGAGGACATCAAAGCGTCTACCGGCCAGTACAACGCGTCTTTGGGTATGACATCCAACGAGCGCAGCGGCAAAGCCATTTTGGCTCGCCAGCGCGAGGGCGACGTGGGCACTTACCACTACGGTGACAACTTAGCTCGCGGTGTGCGCCACATCGTGCGTCAGTTGGTGGACTTGATCCCCAAGGTGTACGACACCCAGCGCGTGGCTCGCATCATTGGTATAGACGGCGAAACCAAGATGGTCAAGCTGAACCCCGACCAGCCTGAAGCCGTCAACAAAATTATGCAGGGCGACGTGGTGATTGAGAAAATCTACAACCCAAGCGTCGGCAAGTACGACGTGGTTGTGGCCACAGGACCAGGCTATGCAACCAAGCGCCAAGAGGCGTTGGAAGCAATGGCTCAACTGTTGCAGGGTAACCCTCAACTGTGGTCTGTGGCTGGCGACTTGTTTGTGAAGAACATGGATTGGCCAGGTGCCCAAGAGATGGCCAAGCGGTTTGCTAAGACCATCGACCCCAAACTTATGGAAGACGGCGACAAGCCGCCAGAGTTGCAAGCGGCTGAACAGCAGATGCAAGCAATGGGTCAAGAGCTTGACCAATTGCATGAAATGCTTAAGAACGTCGGCAAGTCAATTGAAGCGCAAGACATGCAGCGCAAAGATTTTGAAGCTGAAGTTAAAATGTACGAAGCCGAAACCAAGCGAATCGCTGCGGTGCAGGCTGGCATGACTGAGCAACAGATTCAAGATATTGCAATGGGCGTGGTTGCTGCGGCGATGGAGTCGCAAAATATGCTCAACGAAATGCCAGAGATGCCCCAGCAGGAAATGATGCCTGAAGGCGAAATGATGCCACCTGAACAACAAATGGGAATACCACAATGAAAGCCGCTGATTTTTTAGGTGTGCTATTTCTAGCACGGGACGTGGCGCACAGCGTTCACTTGAACACCCGCAGTTTCAGCAAGCACGAAGCACTTAACATTTTCTACGATCGCATTGTTGGCGCGGCAGATGATTTTGCTGAGGCCTACCAAGGCCGTCATGGTTTGATTGGCCCCATCACTTTGCATTCAGCTAAAAAGACGTCCAACATCATTGAATTCTTGGAAGACTCGCTTAAACAAGTTGAAGATTGCAGATATGAAATTTGCGACAAAACTGATACTGCGTTGCAACAACTCATCGATAATATCGTTGAGATTTATCTGCGAACCCTCTACAAACTTAAATCTTTGGCGTAAGGACACACCATGGCACAGTATTTTCACAATAACAACGCTGACGCTCAGATCAAGGTTGGGGCTGGAAAGCTCAAAGGGATTTTTGTAAGCACAGCCTCTGGCACACCTACTTTGGCGGTGTATGACACTGCCACATCCAGCACCAGCGACCCTGTAATTCTTGATACCTTTACACCATCGGCTAACACCATGTATTTGTTAAGCGGCGATGACGGCGG